TCGAGCTCAGTCGTTCCCGCGCAATCGGCTACGGCTGAGTTCGACAACCTGGCTGCTGGCGATTATGTCGTCACGCTCAGCAATCTGGACGACGCCGGCAATGTGATCGGCACGCCGGTTCTCGTGGCTTTCACCGTGGTCGACACGGTCGTCCCGACGTTCTTCGCAGTGACCGGCGCAACTGTTGCCGTGACCGCTCAGTAATAGGCAGATATGGCCCAGCTTACTCGTTCGCCCGAGGTAGAACGCTACCTGGGCTATATCACGGCCTATGACAAGGCGTTCAACAAGTGGACGGATCGCACGACCAAAATCGTCAAGCGCTACCGTGATGACGCGAAGGAATACACATATGGCAACGAGTCCGCTCGCTTCAACATCCTATGGGCCAATGTGCAAACACTGGTTCCAGCCACCTTCAGTCGTCTACCGCAGCCCGACGTATCGCGACGCTTCCGGGACAGCGATCCTGTCGGCCGTGTGGCAAGTCTGCTTCTCGAGCGCGCGCTAGAGTTTGAAGTCCGCCATTACCCGGATTACCGGGAGGCGATGAAGAACAGCGTTATGGATCGCTTTCTTGGCGGGCGTGGCGTGGCATGGGTGCGCTATGCGCCGGTGACCAGCGTTCAAGAGCCGATGTCGGAAGACAGCGACGAAACGGCCGTCATCGAAGGCGCAGGCGTCGACCAGATCACCGACGATCAGCCGCTCGAGCAGATCGACGACGAGACATCGCCGGTTGATTACGTGCATTGGCGCGACTTCGGGCATTCGGTAGCGCGAACGTGGGAAGAAGTGACGTGCGTATGGCGCAAGGTGTATCTGCCCTATGCCACGCTGTGCGAGCGCTTTGGCGAAGAGACGGCCATGCGCGTTCCTCTGGACGCCACGAACCCGGCTGAAGGGTATGGCGAGTCCAAGATCCCATCCAACGATGTCGGCCTCGGTAAGCAGGCATGCATCTATGAGATTTGGGACAAGACCACGCAGAAGGCTGTGTGGCTGTCGAAATCGGTAGGCGAACTGCTGGACGAAAAGCCGGACCCGCTTGGGCTGGAAGGCTTCTGGCCGTGCGCTAAGCCGCTCTATGGCACGATCACGAGCGATACGCTGGTTCCGGTTCCTGACTTCATCCAGTATCAGGATCAGGCCAACGAGCTCGACACGATCAGCGACCGCATCGACGGGCTGATTAAGGCGCTGAAGGTGCGCGGCGTCTACAACGCTGAATTCAAGGAATTACAGCGGCTATTCACCGAGACGGGGAATAACGACCTCGTTCCGGTGAAGAGCTTCGCGGCGTTCGCTGAAAAGGGCGGACTGAAAGGCGCAATGGATCTCGTCGACCTAAGCCCGATCGCCCAAGCGCTGCAGATCGCATTCGAAGCGCGCGAGAACGTCGTTCAGCAGATTTACGCGCTGACGGGTATTGCCGACATCATGCGCGGCGAGACGGACGCAGCAGAGACGGCGACCGCGCAGGGCATCAAGGCTCGCTTTGGCGCCGTTCGTCTGCGGACCACGCAAGAGGATGTGGCGATCTACGCGACGGACTTGCTTCGCCTGAAAGCGCAGGTTATCTGCGGCAAGTTCAGCGACGAGACGATCGTCCGTATGTCGTCGGCTGGGCAATTGCTGCCAGAAGACCAGCAACTTGTCCCGCAAGCGCTTCAGATGCTGCGCAATCAGGTGCTGCGCTCGTTCCGGATAGAAGTGAACGCGGATTCACTCGTGCAGATCGACGAGGAAGCGCAGAAGCAGGATCGTATCGAGTTCGTAGAGATGGTCAGCAAGTTCCTGCAACAAGCCGTGCCGGCCGCTCAGTCTCAACCCGAGCTCGCCCCGGTGCTGGTCGAAATCCTGAAGTTTGGCGTATCTGCGTTCAAGGCAGGAAAGACGCTTGAAGGCATGATCGACAACGCCGCGGAGACGCTGACGAAGCAGGTTCAGCAGCAAGCGAACCAGCCGAAGCCGCCTCCGATCGAAATCCAGAAGGTGCAGGCCGAGTCGCAAGCGCGCATCCAAGAGAAGCAGGCCGGCATGCAGATGGATATGCAGATGGAGCAGCAACGCAACCAACTGGAATCGGCCAAGTTGCAGCAGGAAGGCCAGATCGAGATGCTGAAGGCTCACTTGGAGCAGCAGACGGCCGAAGCCGAGCAACGCTATCAGGCCCAGCAAGCGGCGCAAGAGACGGCGATGGAGATCCAGCGCGACGAAATGGAGCGTCAGGCCCAGGAGCGCACCGAGCAAATGAAGGCGATGTTTGAAGCCGACAAAGCCGAGCGCGATCGACAGTTCCAGATGCTGATTGCCGCGATGAACAATCAGGTAAAGCTCGAAGTAGCCGAAATCGGCGCACAAACCACCCTCGAAGCGTCGCAGATCAGCGCGGCCAAGTCTGCCTCATCCGAATAACCATGCCGATCTACCACGTAGCCTGTGCTCACTGCGGCGATGAGCAGGACGTTTATCGCTCTGTTGCCCAATACAACGACCTGCCGGAATGCTGCGGCTCGATGATGAATCGTCAAGTGACGGCTCCGTATGTCATGACCGACATGCAGCCGTACAAGTCGATGATTACCGGCGAAATGATCACCTCTCGATCGCAGCACCGCGACCATCTGAAGGCGCACAACTGCATCGAGATCGGCAATGAAACGAAGTACCTGAAGCCAAAAGAAAAGATCGACCTTGCGCCCGAGTCGAAGAAGGCGCGCAAGCAAAAGATCATTGAGCAAGTCAACGCACTTAAATAATCCACGGAGAAAACGATGCCTCAGTTCAGAAAGAAGCCCGTCGTAATTGAAGCGACGCAATGGTTTTCGGTAGGCGATCACCCGAAAGTCGTTAAGGCGACGATGGAGCAAGCTGCCGGCCTTACGCCGGGGGTTCTTTGGAACCATTGCGGTTACGTGAAAACTCTTGAGGGCGGCCACGTTGTCAATCCTGGCGACTGGATCATTACGGGCGTCAAGGGCGAACACTACCCATGCAAGCCGGACATCTTCGCAGATACTTACGAGGAGGTCTGAGCCATGGGAACCCGCAGAGAAGATTTAGCTGAAGCGCTGGAAGCGATCGACGAGCAAGTGACCGACACGTCGGAAGCGGTGCATGAAGTCGTGGTCGACGCGCCGAGCGTTGAGAACATCAGCGCCGATCCGGTCGAGAACGAAGGCCGCGCGCGTGACGAAGCAGGGCGCTTCGCACCGAAAGCGCCGGCCGCGCCGAATGCTGAGGCTATTACTGATGTCGACCACAAGATGGTCGCTCCGGATCGCCCCGAGCCGCCGAAGTCGTGGAAGGCCGAGCAGCGCGCCCATTGGGACAAGCTGGACCCGACCGTCGCGCAATACATCCACCAGCGCGAAGCAGAGCAGGCCAAGGGCTTCGAAGAATACCGCGCTCGAGTCGAGCCGATCGTTCAACAGATCCAGCCGCATATCGACGAGCTCCGCCAACAGGGCGTGCAGCCGGAAATGGTCGTGCGTGACCTTCTGCATACGCGTCGGCTGCTCGCGACTGGCGACGAGGCGACGAAGATTCAGACGCTGGTGAACGTGGCTCATGCGTGCGGCATTCCGCTCCAGCAAATGTTGCAGCAGAGCGCGGCGTTGCCGCAGCACATGCAGCATCACATTGATCCGAACGTAATGGCAGCACAGCAGCGGGCGCGCGATCTCGAGTATCAGATGGCGCAGCACCAGCAACAGCAAAATGCTAAGGTGCAAGCGGCTGCGATGGCTGAAGTGGAAAGCTTCAAGTCGTCGGCCGATCACCCGCACTTCGAAGAATTGATTCCGCAGATGCAGCAACTGTTACAAACAGGGCTGGCTACGGACCTCGATAGCGCTTATTCGAAAGCGCTCCGCCTTAACGACGAGCTATTCACCAAGAGCCAAGCGACACAACGCGAAGCCGCGGAAAAGCAGCGTCGGATTGACGCGGATAAGGCGGCGAAAGCTGCCAAAGCGAACGCAGTCAGCACGCGAACGGCCACACCCGGCTCAATCGCTGCAACGACAGGCGGGGCACCGAAAGGACGGCGCGCAGCACTGGAAGAATCGTTCGACCAGGCAACCGCAAGCCGTATTTGATCTCACTGATTAGGAGCTAGCATGCCTTTTGCTAACGGAGCAATCAGCGACATCATCGCCACGACCATCCAGTCTCGTAGCGGCGAACTCGCTGACAACGTAACAAACAACAACGCCCTGCTCATGGTTCTTCGCGAGCGTGGGAATGTCCGTCCGTTCGGCGGCGGTAACGTGATTTTGGAAGAAATCATGTACACCGACTCGACGACGACCAACGTCAACTCGTACTCGGGCTATGAAGTGCTGAACATCAGCCCGAACAGCCCGATCAGTGCAGCACAGTTCAGCATCCAGCAGTACGCGGCGGCCGTGACCATCTCGGGTCTGGAAATGCTCCAGAACTCGTCGAAGGAAGCGATCATCGATCTGCTCGATTCGCGCATGGACATCGCCGAAGCTCAGCTCATCAACCGCATCGCTGCGGACATCTACCTCGACGGTACGGGCAACTCGGGCAAGAACATCACCGGTCTGGCTGCGGCTATCCCGGACGCTCCGGGCTCCGGCACGTATGGCGGTATCTCGCGCTCGGCATTTCCGTTCTGGCAGTCGCAGGTGTTCTCGGGCACGACGAACGGCGGCGCTCCGGTGTCGGCGGCGAACATCCAGAACTACATGACGCAGCTGTCGTTGAAAGCGGTTCGCGGTCGCGATCGTATGGACCTGTTCGTCGCGGACAACAACTACTACTCGGCGTACATCGCGTCGATGCAGGCTCAGCAGCGCGTCATGAGCGACGGCAACACGAAGCTGGCTGGCGCAGGCTTCCCGGCCGTGAAGTTCTACGGCGGCGGCATGGCGGCTGATGTGGTGCTGGACGGCGGTATCGGCAGCAATGCCACGGCCAACCACATGTGGGGCCTCAACACGAAGTACATCTCGTTCCGTCCGCACCGCGACCGGAATTTCGTTCCCATCGGTGGCGAGCGTCAGGCTGTAAATCAGGACGCTGTTACGAAATTAATTGGATGGGCAGGCAACCTCACGTCGCGCGGGCCGCAGTTCAGCGGCGTGCTCATCGCCTAAGGAGATCGTCATGGCAGCTTTTTCCGTAACTCCGCAGATCGGCATCGATCTGAACAACATCGTTACCGCGGCGAACATCGCGGCCGGCCAACAGGCAGTTCCGAATCGACTCGGCGAACAGGTTTTCGGCAGCGACGGCAAGTTGTATGTGCTCGCGCAGGCCGGTGGCTCGATCACCGCTTCAACGGCTGTCTGCACGGTCAATGCCGCGACGTTCCAGGCCACCAACTCCGGTGGTTCGTACACGTCGCCGGCCACCAACATGGTGACTGGCGATTACGGCTGGTTCTCGAAGGCATCGGTGTAACAGGTTTTCTCCCGTGGGTTTTCCGGTGGGCTTCGGCTCACCGGCTTTTTGGAGGTTCACATGGAACTGACGAAGGATGTTGAGTCGTTGATTCACCTGATCGCACGCGCATTCGGTCGCGCCAGCGGTAATCAGACGCCGGAGGTGCATGCCGATGTCGTGCTGGAGCACGCGCGCGCACTGGTCGCAGAGGATGCGCAAAAAGTTGAGCCCGAGTCTGCTACTGAAGCGCCGGCCGAGCCGGTCGTCGGAGCTCCCCAAGAACAAGCGGCTCAATAAGCCCGCAACCACCGGAGAAAAACATGTATCAAGCACTGGAAAGTGATACCGCAAATCCGAAATCAGGGCTCTACGTCGAGTTCTATCCCGGCAAGCGCCTCAACGAATTCCGCAGCAGCGAAAGCGGGAAGCCCGAATACGATCTGCTCGATTTCGTCAAGATCTGCAATCCTGGCGATCCGACGAACATCATCGAACGTCCCGCGCGAGACGACGACAAGGACGCCTTCCCCGGTCAGTGGAATGCCTATCAGCGGCGAACCAATTACCGACCTGAAAGTGGTACGCCGATCGAAGACTGGCCGCGCCTCGATGTCGCGACGGTCGCCAAGCTGAAGGCGCTCGAATTTCACACGGTCGAACAACTGGCCGAATGCAGCGACCAGCAATGCCAGCGAATCGGCATGGGCTGCTATGAACTGCGCACTAAAGCGGCAGCTTATATCGCGGCAGCCAAGGACAGCGCACTGGTGCAGAAGCAGGCCGACGATCTCGCGCTGCGCAATCAGGAAATCGCCGATCTGAAAGATGCGAATGCGCGGCTATGTGCTCGTCTGGAAGCGCTGGAAAGCATCCGTCAGCAGGATGGCGAATCCGAGAAACGCGGCCCCGGCCGTCCCCGCAAAGAAACGACGGAGTAAGACATGACGACAATGCTTCAGCTCATTCAGCAAGCAACGGGTGAGCTGGGGCTTGCCGTCCCCACTCAGGTAGCAGGCAACACCTCGCAGGACACGATTCAGCAGCTGGCGTTGCTGAATGCGGTTGGCTATGAGCTTGTCCGCGAGCCAGCATTCAACTGGCAAGCGCTGACGACCGAATACCGCTTCACCAGCCAGTGGACGCAGCAGACGGGCAACGTGACGATCAATTCACCGATCATCACGAATATCCCATCGACGGCCGGAATCGTCGCTGGCACCTATATGGCGACCGGGACAGGCATCAATCAGGACACGTATGTTAAGTCGGTGGATTCACCGACTCAGGTCACCCTCTCGCAGAATTCGACGCAGAGCGGCACGGGCGTGCTGATCACGTATGCCCAGACCAAATACGCGTTCCCGGCCGACTATCAGCGCAT